TGGTTAATGCTCTGTACGCCTTTTTCAGTTCTTCCAGGCTATTAATGTTTTTAAGGTATTTCATTTTTGTATATCCTCTCTTTCAATTGATTTTATTTATTTGTCGTTGTCCTCTTGACGGCTTTAATGATACACTACCACCGGTACAAAGTCAAGACGGAATTATGCACAAAATTACACGGGTGCAGGTACATTTTAAATGGCTTGTTTTTGTGCAGATTGTACACTTGCAACAGTACACAAACAATGCTATACTATTTCAAACTAAATAAGGGGGGATAATATGCCTTTATCGGAAGCAAGAAAGAAAGCAAATAAAAAATGGAATAGTGAAAACCTAACAAGTTTTACCATCAAACTAAACAAAGAAAAAACTGAAAAGTTCCGGGCCGCTGCTGCTGCCGCCGGTACTACGCCGACAACCGTAATAAAGAAAGCAATCGAGGAATTTATACAAGATACTGAAATAGAATAATAATAGGGCCGGTTCCCTTTTCAGGGTTCCGGCTCTTTTTCTCTCTGTATATATTTACCAGGGATCGGATCGGCCCGCTGCCGGCTCTCCGTTCCTGGTATCTTTTTATATCTCTTATTGTCGCGTCTTTTGTTTCTCTATATGTATCTAATAGTATAGTCATTCAAAGCGGCGGCCGGTGGTTCTCTCTGTATTACAATAGTTATAGACAGAGAGTCATTGCAACATATATAAAAGTTAGCCAGGCGGCAAGCCCTCACGCGTCTATTATTTTTTTGCAAGTCGGTCGTTGCGCTCGCCTGCTGCGTGATCCGGTGCGGACCAGGCGAGCACATCGAATTGTATCTGATTACAAGTCTGTGCTGTCTCCGGCTCTCCGTGTCCGTCTGTTGCGGACGTTCGCCGGGATCGGCAGCGAAGCGGCGTGTATTAAATGAAATCCATATCATACATCGGCAGTTATACGGAAAAGCTTTCTAAAAATCTCGCATAATATGTATTTCACGAGATTTATTGCGGTGTCAAGTATTTTTACTTTACAGCCAATTACTCCGGCGGGCGGGCTGCGGGGCCGATCATGGACGGCGGCGGCGGGCGGTGGTTCGTTGTCTCCGGCTTCCGGTGTGGTACGGTCCACCCGTCACGAGGATCAGCACCGACCATGCACCATCGAGCACCCCTCATGCCCCCCTACCAGAAAAACAGTAGGTACTTATATATATTATATATATAGATATATTTTTCACAGGGGCAAAAACAGATTTTGACTTAGGGCGGTGAGGTTCCTATCTGTAAAGTTATATTACTTGACATGGGGGTTGGGGTGGTGGTATAATATATGCAGTTATAAATATAGACATTAGGGGGTATAAATGTTTAAGACGATTCCAGAGTATCCTAATTATGAGATTAGTGAATCGGGGTTAGTAAGGAACAAAGAGACAAGACATATCAAATCGCAACGAATTACGGATGGGTATTTGTACGTTAACATTAATCAGAAAAAAGAACCTGTGCATCGGTTAGTAGCGGAGACGTACATACCGAATCCAGACAACTTACCGTGCATCAATCACAAGGACGAGAACAAGACGAACAACTGCGTAGACAACCTGGAGTGGTGTACGGTAGCGTATAACAATTCGTATGGAGATCGTCAGGCACGATGTGACTATGGAAGGGGCAAGGCTGTGATTGCCTTAAAGGACGGGCAGTATTACAAGAGATACGATTCGATAGTTCAGGCTGCGAAAGACATAGGAGTAAATCCATCTACCATTGGTTCGGTGCTTCGTGGGATAGCCCATACTTGCCGTGGATATGAATTTGTCTATGAGACAGGGGCAACTAATGCAGCGATAGAAGGGCCACGGAGAAGAAAATATACTCCGGTTGAGAACAACAATTTAAAGAAGCCTATAGTTTTAATCGAGAATGGAGAAGTTGTTAAACGCTTTGATTCCATTGCGGCAGCTTGCAGAGAGACAGGCAAGAACAAGAAGACAATTTATGAAGGACTCCATAGGAAGAACAGCAAGTGGAGATACGCATAGGGGGTACGGAAAATCCGACCCCCATCTTTTTTTTAGGAGTCCCTTAGTGAAAAAATAGTGAAGTAATAGTAACTGTCAAGAAAAAGTACTTGACAAACGAATCGGAGTGTGTTATATACATTATGTCAAGTGTTTTTACTTTACAGTGTTCTCTGGGGATTTCTCCTCCTCCTTTCAAGTTTACTGGGGCAAGGCTGTTGTGATACCGGACGTCATTACCCTGCGACAAACAGCGGGGGTGAAAATCCCCCAACGATATATGATTCTGTGGCGAAATAGGTAGCCGCTCCGAGCCTTTGTAAAACAGGAGCCAGTGTTCCCGATAGGTTAAAGGCCGGTTAACGTGCGTGGGATAATCGTATGGCTGTGTGGTGCAAATCCACACCAGAATCACAACTAGCCGCTAACAGCGGCAGCTTGGGTACCGTTTCCTTTCTTATTGATGCCCACTATACCTGTGATGCAGGCTGACGAGCCGCCAAGTGCACCGAACATCCGTGGGGGAAGAACAGGGGAGTGAAAATCTCCATGCATAAAGAATAAGAGCTGCCAATCGTCAGCTCCTCCGACCATAGAGGAGTGCCTGCCATAGGTACGCCTCTTTTTTCATAGTGTGAAAAGAGGTGATGCCAGATAGCTACCAAATTCAACAACCCCCGTGCGAAGAAGCCTGAAGTAACGTGGAACGTAGGAACACCCAACAAGAAACAGTTACAGGCATTTAAGGCAAGGACGTTGTATGTTGGATATGGTGGGGCAAAAGGCGGCGGCAAGACATGGTTTGTCCAGCATAAAGCTATCGGCGGTGCTCTTGAGTATCCGGGAATAAAGATACTAATCATGAGAGCACATTACCCTGAGTTAGAGCAGAACCATATCAATCCTGTCAAGGCGTTGGTTGCTCCGATGGGTATTGCAACGTACAACGGCTCAACCCACTTGATGACGTTCGACCTGGGAGATGATCTTCCCCCATCGTACATTCAGTTTGGGCACTGGGTTGGTGAAGAATCCGAGAACGAGTACAACGGGTTGGAGTTTGACTGGATCTTCATGGACGAGGCAACGCAGTTTTCCGAGAGAGCATTTAACTTTCTGGGCGGCTGCTTGCGTGGTACGAACGATATCCCGAAGCGGTTCTATGTTACCTGCAACCCGGGCGGCATCGGGCATCGCTGGGTGAAGCGTTTGTTTATTACGAGAGAGTATAAGACAAACTGCAAGAACCCGGAAGAGAACGAGAACCCAGAAGATTACACATTTGTCTTCGCAACGGTTGATGACAACCAGATCATGCTGAAGAAATCCCCTACTTACCTGAGGACGTTGGCGAATATGCCAGAGGATCTGAGAGAGGCGTACCGGTATGGTAACTGGGATGTAGTCGGCGGTAACTATTTTAAAGAATTCACAGTCGGCAAGCACACGATCAAGCCGTTCAGAATCCCGGACCATTGGCCTCGATATAGGTCATTTGACTATGGCTTGGACAGACTGGCAGTAGGCTGGTGGACGATAGACGAAGACGGAAGGTTTTGGTTATACAGAAGCTATGAAGAAAAAGATTTAATTGTTTCAAAAGCCTGCCAGCAGATAACGGAACACACGCTGCCGGGTGAGATCATATCGGCAACGTATGCACCGAGAGATATCTGGAGCCGTTCCAAGGATACGGGCCGGTCAATGGCTGAGACATTCATGACGAATAACATCCCATTGATTATGGCAGATAACTCCCGTGTTCAGGGCCATATGCTGATGAGAGAAGCAATGGCATCCATTCCTCTGCGTGATCCGAAAGTCAGGGCTGTGCTTGAAGCCCGTGGTGAGCAGATACCAAGGGAACTGCCGGGATTAATGATTTTCGATTCATGCGAGAAAGTCATTAATGATATTCGGGATATACAGTCAGACGAGAAGAACCCGAATGACTGCTCCAAGGATCCGCACGAAGTAACGCATAATGTCGATATGGTACGTTACTTCATTATCAGCCGTGTATCATCGGCAGAACATCCTGTTGAAGTGAAAGAGGACCCGTTTGCAGAATTTGAACCGAAGAAAGAAGAAGACTATGAATCTTACATGGTGGGCGGTGAGATATCTGAAGAATACATGGGGTACTGAGCGTGGCTGAAAGAACTGAGACAAGGGGAAGGAAACCGACTTACCCCGATATCAAAGCGTTACGGACAAAGATAGACGAATACTTCGTACAATGTGCGGAAGAGCGGCAGTTTGCAGACTACGCCGGTTTGCGGCTGTTTCTGAAACTGACAAAGAAAGATGTCGATGACTTGTGTTCGCCTGAGATTAACGGAGACAAGGCATACGAGTATCAGGATGTTTTTGCATGGGCAAGAGACAGGCGTGAAAGTCTGCTGGTACGCCAGCTGGTAACGCAGCCGAAACTGGCACAGGGCATCAGGCTTGCATTGGCGATGCCGGAGAACGGCGGGTATTCAGACAAGGCCGTGGACAACCAGGACAGGAAAGTCCACATCAAGGTATCGGAGAAGGACGAGGAATTATTCAAATGACGATAGAGATAGTTTTTGGCGTAGTGCTGTTTTTAGTGATAGTCGCAGTTC